CGCGGGCCCCCCGTCGTTCTACGGGACGATCACTATGATTACATAGTGCTCCGACAACTGAAAGGAGTGACAAGATGCCGCGTAGCGAAACTATACCTGGTATCACTTTAGGTACCGAGTATAGCGATGGTTCGTCACCGTTCGTATGGAAAACAAGTACCTTAGGTACTCTGAAGACCATCGCCAGTAACGGCCATTATGGCTACCCTGACTTTCCTGCCGATCGGAATGTAGGAGGAACTTTCGTTCAACACAATGAACGGATTCTTCTTAATCCAGTCGCAGTAGGTCAGATTTGGCGGGGAGGCACTTTGAACCAACGTTATGAAGGTTCTATGTGTGCTTCTTCTGCTCCACCTATTGGATCTGTATCCAATCAGGATGGATCTAGCAGAGCCGCCGAGGCATTTTATAAGATGAAACCTACTAAGCCCTTGTTAAATACTCTCAACGCTATTTATGAGTTGAAAGATTTACCCGGGATGCTTAGGGAGAGGTATCTTCACCAAGGATTGAAGGCTATACCAAATTATTGGCTTGGTCTTCAATTCGGTTGGAAACCTCTTCTGCAAGACACAATCAATCTCGTAACTTTCCAAAGAAAGATGCAAGAGAGATTGGCCTGGCTCATCCGTCACAATGGTAAGCCCGTTCGGCGAGCTGTACAGCTTGCCGAATTCGAGTCCGATTCGGTTATTTCTGGCGGTGGGTTAGCTTTCACGGCTTTACAGCCTGTGTTAGTTACCCAATATTACGCCAGTGAACCGACTTGGCACGACACTCATACTTCCGGTGAACGTTGGTGGGCTACTGCCCGCTTTCGTTACTGGTTGCCTGAGGGGCCGCAGGATATAAATTGGCGAAGGTCTATGCTCGCAAAACTTTACGGGCTAGAACCTTCTCCAAGCGTGGTTTACCGCGCTATCCCGTGGAGTTGGTTGGTTGACTGGTTCACCAATGTAGGAACTGTTTTACAGAACCTAGAAACTGGTGTTGCAGATCGGCTTGCTGCCGATTACTGCTACATGATGAGGTACAATTGGGCCAGGTGCGAAAGACATGCACATGGCACTTTTAATACCAAATCAGGTTTTCCAGTCACCGTCGACTCTTCCTCCAATTACTGGGTAGAACATAAGACCCGTGTAATGGGAGATCCTTTCGGTTTCGGTACCAATCCTAATACTTTGAATGGTACCCAGTTGTCTATACTAGGGGCATTAGGTTTGTCCAAACTATAGATGACATCACCTTCCCGTGTTTTTACGGGTTGTAACAGCATAATAGTAAGGAGCTTCTAGTGCTTGCAGATCCTCAGTCTGTCACCATCAACTCGGTAGCTACATCGCTGCCTAGGACCTCTGCAGGTCCGACGCAGAATGTATATACTGATGCGACTGGTGTTACGTCGATGACGACAAAGCAAAATATTACTGCTAGTCGTTTTCGTCGCGAGGTGCGTCTGTCTCAACATAAAGTTGTTGCAGATCCCATCTCGGGTCTTAACAAAGACCTTGGCCTTTCGGTTTATCTAGTTGTAGATGAACCAAAATCTGGCTTTTCAGATGCTGAGATCGGCTACCTGATCGATGCCTTGAAGACGTGGGCCTCTTCGGCCAACTACAACAAGGTACTTGGAGGTGAATTCTAATGTTGCACAAGTTCTCGCGAATTTTCATTTCGCTTGCCCTTGAGGCACTCAATGAATTCATTCTCGAGTTGCACTCTCATCTCAAAGATGGAGAGCAACCATCAGTGTAGCTTCCTAGTAGGAGCAGCCTAGACGGTCCTGTTTCCACCATTAATATGGAGGTTACAGTGAAAAGACCGACCATGCTCGTCGAGGCCATACTGCGTCAAGCAGAAATGGACCTAGACTTGTCCGTAGAACGCGACATCGAACGTATCCGATGTCGTTGTAAACACGAAGGGTTATCGTTCTTAACGATTACCCTCCCTGTCCTCTCAGACTCACTTGAACGTGGTCTGGAGGATGGGCTCTTCTCATGTCCGACGCACTTTGCTCGGCATGGAAGTCTCCCTCGATTTCTCGGGGGTTTCTTCAAGAGAGTGTTTACCTCGTGTGGTAAGCTACGTGACGATGCCTGTCCTGATACAATTTATTACATCAGGCAGATCTGTCGCTTCTTTAAGAAGCTTAAGAAGGATTGTCTTCCTGTTTACAACAAGAGGGCAATTCAGCATTTCGTCGACGTAGAAGGCGAGCTCCGCCAGATGACCTCTCAAGTAGAGAGAAAGGATGAAATCCTTGATAAAGTTGCCGGAATCATTTGGTCTCAGGTTTTTCCTGAGATTGATTCTAACGACCTTATTTGTCATCATGGGCCTGGTGTCACAGCTGAGCGATTGCTCTCAAATGAGAGACATCGGATCAGACGGTGGAACCAGCGCTCGGAGCTACTCTTTCCTTCCGATCTGCATTGCTACCCCAACTATGAGGTGGCTTGTCGGATCGGTAGTATAGGGAAAGAGATCGGATGCGACGAAGGATTGAACTTCCTTGACATAAAGGACGAAGAGTCCGTCAGGGTTGTATTCGTTCCTAAGACGCAGACGTCGCCACGAGTCATTGCTATTGAGCCTTCGCATGTACAATATATGCAGCAATCCGTTAAGGACTATGTATATAAAGTACTCGAAACTCATCGCCTGACGAAATATTCTATCCGGTTTTCCCGGCAGGATATCAATCAGAGACTCGCTTGCAGTGGCAGTATCGATAGACGAACAGCTACGCTGGACCTGAAAGACGCGTCTGACCGAGTGCATTTGCATCTCGTTCAGCGTATCTTCAAGACCTCAGGGCTCCTCGAATACTTGGAGGATGCTCGTTCGTTACATGCCACGCTTCCGGACGGAAGAAACATAGTTCTGTTCAAGTATGCGTCAATGGGTTCAGCTTTATGCTTTCCCGTTGAAGCAATGGTATTTTATACCCTTGTTCAGAGTGCTATGCACCATTTCGACGGAAGGCGCCCGAGTAGTTCCTCGATTCGTTATTATTCAAAACGGATCGATGTCTACGGTGACGATATTATCGTTCCTGTAGAATACACGGACGTAGTTGTGAGATACCTTGAGAGCTACGCTCTTAAGGTGAATGTCAGCAAGTCCTTTAAGAAAGGTTTCTTTCGGGAATCTTGCGGTGCGGATTTCTATCGTGGTGTACCGGTTAATCCGATATACGCGCGACAAGAGCCGCATGACAACTCACACAACTGGAGACCAGAGCATGTAATGTCTTGGGCCGCTACCGCAGACCTCTTTTATATGAGAGGTATGTGGATCGTTGCTCAGACTATACGTGATATGGTCAGTCGAGTGGTGAGACGTACCATCCCCAAAACCCGCGTAATTGGGTCCCCGGTAGCATTCTTTAGCTACGTATTCACTACGGATCTTTATTGGAATAAGGATCTGCAGTGTTGGCAGCAAAAGAGGCTACATTATCATCCTGTCAAAAGAAAGGACAATATCGATGGAGACGAACTCGCCTGCCTCAACAAATGGGGCCAATCAGTCTCGTCAACTAGACGAAATCCACAATATTATCCCGGTCTCCATACCGATGGACATAGAGCTTTCAGCTCAAGATGTCCTGAGGTATCTGGAGGATCCGGAGATAGTGGTTCCGTCGATGTCGGTCGAGTTAGATCGGACCTCATGGGCACTGACGCACACATCAGCGACAGCGGCCTACGCAGAGTACAGAACTTATATGATTGGGAGAGCGGAAAGATTCCGTCCTTACAATCAGTTCCTTGCTCTTGCGGGACCGATAGCGCGAGTGGTGTATGCGCATCAGACCGAAAAGGAAGAGAGTTCTCAGCAGACTACTGCCTGACTGAGATTACTCAAGCCGATCCACTATATTACCTTTCAGGTGATATATCTGGTATCGACTTCCAGACCAGTACGAAGCGCGGCAGCTTCAAGTCGAAATGCCGATGGGTTAGCCTTGCCGGCTAACGTCGGGTAACTCCGACTGGAGGAGATGGAAGCGTTAGATTCGCTTCACATCCTTGCTGCTCTTGGCAGTTCTCTTATGAGAATTGTCCAAGTCGCCAG